CGCATCAATCTCCTGCTCCAGCAGCCGAGGGTTGCCATCGGTGTGAAAGTCAGCCTTGAGGCCCAGGGAACGCAGGGCTGCCAGCTGTGCCTGGGCGCTGGTAGTGTCGCCGTACTTCTGGCGGATGGCGTTGTAGGCGTCATCGCCCACGACCTTCCCCCAGAACATGGCGAGCATGGCGCAGCTGGAGGAGAAGCACTCGCGGTAGCCGGTGCCGCTCTTGTTGTCGTTTTGGCTCTGCCATCGGACATTTAGCGGGTTACGGGTGACCGCTTCGCCCTGGACCGGACGACGCTCGCGCATCAACGCAATCAACCGATCTGCGTAGCTGGGATTGGTCGCGTACCCCTGGCGTTGCAGTTCGCGGGCAGCGGTCTCCCGGCAGCTGGAATGATTGACCCCGCGGTGGGTCTTGCCGTTGGCAGTGAAATCCCTGTACCAGCGGTCAACGAGGTACTCAACGCACTCGTTGAGACTGTGGAAATTCAGGAACTCATCGGTGATGGTGATGGTCTTGCCATTCACCACCTCCTGAGTCTTGTGTGCAGTGCCAGGCCCCTTCAGGCCGAAGTAGTTGTGGCGACCGCTCGTGTGCTTGCCCCAGCCGCTTTCCAGTGCCCACTGTGCTGCAACCAGTTCCGGGAACTTGGCGCCTGATGTTTTGGCTGCAAGTTCAACCCCTTCCCAGGTGTTAGGGGCGTCCACGATGGGGGTGCGCCACACCTGAACCCAGTCGGCTGATTCGTTCAGCAGGCAGGGGTCGGCCTCGTTGATGTGTTGCCCAAGCTTGCGGATGGCATCGACTTGGTGCTCTAGGCCCTTGTAGTTGTCCCAGAACTGGAGCCATCGCTCAGATGTGAACTGCACTTCCTTAATCCCCATGGCACAAAAAAGAGGGGTCGCTGCAACCCCTCTACGATCTCCCCTTTGTTGAGGTTAGGCAATGCTTGCCAAGGTGGCAGCTGGTGGCGCAGATGCTGTTGCAGCCTCTTCAGGCTCAAGGATCACGCAGCCGTCTTCAACGAGAACCTTCACAAAGGTTCCTGGTTTCATGTTGCACTGTTCGGTGTAGGCCCGGCCTACAGGCACAAGCCCCTTAGGGCCAACCTTCAAGCGGAAAGTGGGCTCCTTGCCTGGGCGCTCATCGGGCACAGGATCTCCGATCACCAAGCCATTGGCCTGACTGATGGCCCGGTAGAACTTGGTGCGCTGCAGATTCAGCTTGCCGTTGCGGTACCCGTAGTACCCAGCGCCCTGGATGATCGCACCCTCATCCGTGCCTGCACGCTCTTGGATGTAAGCAAGCAATTCTTGCCCTTTCAGCTTCGCCATGTGAATGACAGTTGTACGCTGTCAAGCTTAACCTCCAAACCACTTCTTGGGATCACTGACCGATGCAGCGCCTTGGATGCCGCTGATGATGGCATTGCCAATGATCGATGCGGTGCTCGGCCCTGCAATAGCGGTAGGCGCGATGTATTGAGGGCGCAGGCCAGCAACAGGCTTCAGCGGATCGAAGAACGTCTGCTCCCGGTATTTGGTGGTTGCTTCATCAAAGGCCTGACGGGTTTGCAGTTGCAAGCTCTTCAGTTCACGTCCGTACTGCTTCTCCGCCAACTGGAAGCTGGGGATCGTCAGGTTCTGCATCTGACTCTTGGCCAGTCCATAGTCAGAGATGTACCGAGCGTTGGTGTACTTGATCTTCTCGGTGTCGTCCTGCATCGCCAGTGCGTACTGGCTGAGCTGACGAGACACGTCGTTCTTCATCGTGCTGTTCAGCAGGCCCAGCTTCACGTCTCGACTGGTGGCCCGCTGATCGAGCTCGGCCCACGTCCGCCCAAGCTGTTGAGCCGCCTGCACGGCCAGCTTCCTGGAGGTGTTGCTGCCTCCCTGGCGAGCGCTGGCCACAGCCTTGGCCTCGCTGTCCTTGGCCGCGGCTGAGAGCATGTTCAGTTGCCAGCCCAGGTAGTCCCGCTGCTCCTCCAGTGCCAGGCTGGCCAGCAGCTCCTGCGTGTCGGTGGTGAGCTTGGCGACGGTGGCGTTGCTCTGCAGAGCTGTCTGGTTGATGTTCTGCATGTACTGGCGCACCGCCTCAGTGCTGTCGGCCGCCAGCTTGTTGGTGGTGTACTGGTAATCCAAGCCAACTTGAGTGGCACGCAGCCTCTCCTCAGTTACGAACTTGTCGTAGAGAGCCTGGCTATTGATCGCCAGGTTCTCAGTGGCCGAGGCGATCAGCTTCGCTCCGTAGGTCGCCTGATCCAGAGCCGTTTGCTTCTCGTTGAAGCGGAGCTGCTCGATGCGTGCGCGATCCCAGTACCACTGGGTTACGTCACGCTTCTTCTGGATCTGGTACTCCTGTTGGGCGCGTTTGAACTGGGCCTTGGCAATACGCTTCTGCTCAGCATTTTGAGCGTCCGCAGCAGCTTGTTGACCCATTCCGCCAATAACGGATTGGGCGACGCCCATGGCGCCAAATAGAGCGGGGACGAACCAAGGCATCAGTTCAGACTCTTGCTGCGATTAGTGTAATTGCCCTCCCATGAAGCACCAGTGATGGTCACTGGCAACCAGCTGCTGCTTTCAATGGTGACACTGCATTGCGTGTTCTTGGAATAAACAGGAACACGAAACCTGCCATTCTCAAGCACACTTGTCTCTGTGCTGATCATGTTGTTCAGCACGTTGAGCCTGCGGCTGCGGAACTGCTGGCGGCTGTCATTCGCCCTGTTCAGGCGACGTACAACCACCTCGTACTCACCAGTGTCCTGGTGATAGGTGGTCCAGGTCGCAACCTGCAGCCGCCCATCCAGATCGCCAATGATTCGGCTTCTGGCTTGGTCTTTTTCGACGGTGTACGGGGTGCTGAATTGGTACTCCATCGTGTAGGTGCGGCCAAAGGAGATCTTGTCTCCGGTGTAGTCACCCCTCTCCGAGCACACGATGGTTGTACCAGTGCTTGCGGTGCCGAGCTGTAGCCCCTTCAGCCTGCTGTTGTCGAACCTGATCACAGCCTTGGTTTCACCCTGCATTTGGTACGGCAGCGTGAACGTGGTCAGATTTGTGGTGGCGTTGTAGGTTGCCGTGATGTTGTCAGTGACAGCAGCGTTGGCATTGCACTCTGGGTACTGAATCCTGCGGTCAAGCAAAACCTCGGGTTGCGTTGTGATGCGCAGTTCATCAATGGAGATCGTGCAGTTGTACGTGCCATCTGGGTACGTCATCACCAACCACAGATCGCCGTCCAAGAAGCGCATGTAGCGAATGTCTCCGTCAAAGGTCCATTCACTCCAGCTGGCCTGCGATTTGGCAGTGCCGCCCCCGGTTGCCTGGTACAGGTACTTGTAGATGAACAGCTTCTTGCGATTATCTGGCGAGCTGCACAGGAAGTAGTCAAGGCTTTCGTCAACATCCCAGTGCGTTGCAATCCCCTTGATGTACTTGGGTGCGTGCAGACTGATGTTGAGGCTGCTGCCCAGGTTCAAGCCCAGCCTGCGCTGTTGGTTGTCAACAAACTGGTATTCGCGGAAGTTGGTGTACCCAGCCTCTTTGGTGGAGAAGATGATCGTCGGGCCTGCGATCTTGGGCCGCAGGTATGGGTTCATCTCGATGTTGGTCAGGCGCAGGATCGTGGCGGTCCTGGGCGTCAGCACGTCAACGTCAGCCGCCCTCACCTGGAACTGGCTGGACTGGCTGAACGCCAGCAGCGATTCATCGATGGGCAGCAACCAGCTCAACTCCTCACCCCGTTCCGAGCTGGCCCGCACATCAAACGAGTCGGTGTCCAGGAGCTGCGTCGAGGTCTTCTGGAAGAACCGGAACGGCTCGTCAGTCGCGCTGAACATGACCGTCTGCCCAGCGCAGACCGCATAGCGGCCGCGGAACAGCACGTGGTCACGGATCTTCTGGCCGACAAAAGCCGGTGTTTCAACCGTGGTCGAGTTGCCGGTATCCCGCTCAGACCATTTGGGGAACGTGAAGCTGTAGGTCGTTGGCCCAACGGTCAATGACCGGGTGGCTCCATCGGCTGGGCCAACAAACACCACGTTGGTGTCCCTGCGGTAGATCACCAGGGGCATGGTGTCCACGTTTAACTTGTACTGCTGACCTGGCTCAGTTACCTCCTGCCAGTTGCCAGGGCCGATGTTGACCGTCTGGTCGTCAGTGGCGAACTGCACCCAGTAGTCGTCGAGGTTGTCCCCAGGGTTGGAGTCCACCTGCAGGATCATTCCGTTGTACGCCTGGGTGGGCAGCTGACTGACGGTCGAAACCTTGCCCTTGATGGCCCTGGCCAGGGTGTTGCTGCGGCCGTCGTCAATGCTGATGGTGAAGTCGCTGCCGTCTGTCTTCTTCACGTAGACAATCGGACCCACCTGGGTCACGGTGAACCCGCTCACAGCTCCGATGGTGCTGGCCAGGTTGTTGGCAACCAGGGTGGTGCTGATCGTGTTCGGCGTCGCCGTGGCCGCTGGCGTGGTGTATGCGGTCAGGGCTGTGCCGTTCAACGTCACCCGGTAGGTGATCTCATAGGCCACGCCTTGAATGAACAGTATGGCCTCGTTGACCTTGGCCGCTTTGGTGGCGCCATCCATGGCCGTCACCTTCTCGCGGTTCAGCAGCAGACCAAGCGGGCCACTGTTGATGAAAACGTACTTGTCGCTGAACTCTGAGCCGGCGTTGTAGAGGTAGCTGGTGTTGGCAACGTCGATGGCGCCAGGCGAGGCGGACACGCTCAAGCCTGTTCCATGCACGTCCAACGCAGGCGCTGCTCCGTTGTTCATCAGCTGCAGCTTCATCCCCCCGCCACTGGGGTACAGCATCAGGCTGTAGGTCTCCCCTTGAGTGACCTGCATGAACTCCATGAAGAAGTCCGTGACCGGGCTTGAGTTCACCCTGGCCACGTACTTGGTTGGCCTGCGCTTTGTCAGGCCTTCAACCGGAGAACTCCAGGCGTTCACCTGCTTCTCGGCTTGACCCACCTGACGCAGGTGAGCAGGTTGCTGGCTGATGCCCTGGGTCAACGAATCAACGTTGGCCTGCACCAGACTTGCGGCCACCTCGCGTCGAGGGGTCAGCCGAGACTTGGAACGCATCAGACTCTCCGGTAGTTGACACCCTCAGCAGGGATGTAGCCAAGGCCCTGACCAGCTCCCCGGTCATTGCCCCAAAGCAGATTGTTATTCAGCTGCCGCTCCTCATCCCTGATCAACATGGCGCGGGCGTACTCCTCGTCTTGGACGGTGTACGCATAGATTGCGTTGCTGTTCAGGTAGCGGTCTGCATAGATCCGAGCAGCACGAATCGTGATGTACTGCTGCGCTGCATGAGGCAGTTCATCCCAGGACAGCCTGGTGACAATCCGATCCACATACAGCGGTGACATTCCTGCCACCCCAAAGTTGAACTTGCGCTGCAGCCTGTCGTACACACGGTTGCCCCGTGCCACGTACTGCATGTTGGGGTAGCGGGCTGGTGAGAACTGCACCGACAACGCGCTGCTGCTGATGGGGAACTCATTTGAGCCGTTCATCTGCAGTGGCACTTCGCTATCGGTGTTCCATGACCAGCCTTCCGCCTGCACATCACGTTCAACTTCACCCAACACCTTGCGGGCCAGGGCGCTGTCCGTAATCTCGTTGACGCTGATGTCACTGAGGCGATCAATGGGCGCCTCCCCGATGACGGACAGCAGCGTGTTGATCGCCTCCAGCTCAGTCATCAGCTCACCCGCAGCAGTACGTCATCGGCGGTACCGGCGACGGTGGAGGTCACGCGCACCACGTCACCAGCTCGATAGCCAGTACCTGCAGCGTTCACAGCGGCAGAAGCAAACACGCCGCTGCTGGCGGTCAGGTTCACAGTCAGGCCAGTACCGCTGCCGCCGGTCGTCGCGGCTGCAGTCTTGTTGGTGGCGCCACTGGTGCCGTTGTTGATCACGGCAACTGCGCTAGCGGTCACGGCTGCGCCAGGGACCCCGCCGTTTGCTTGCCAGCCGCCAGGGCCAACAATGCCATTCACGCCGGTCACTTGATAGACCTGGGCAGTGGTGGCGGAGCCATCGGCGCGAGTGCCAGTAGCCAGGCCCGCGGCCAGGGTCACTACAGCCTGGGGGCCAAGGGGATCAATGGACTGCTGATCTTGCCAGTTCCAATCCAGTGCAGTGACTGTGCTGGGTGGATTGATTGTGGTGATTGTCGTTGCCATGAAAAAAGGGGGCATCGCTGCCCCCATCCTGCCAACAACTTGACCGAACTCAACCGTTGTGGATTTCAACCACAGCTTCAGGGCGCAGGGGGCCAGCGCCATAAGCCATCTTCGACACCATCAGGGTCGCTTGGTGAGTCACGTTGTAGTCATTGCCGGTCATCTGCATCGTCAGATCACGCAGCTTGACGACACCAACTGCACCCTTCTGGAACGCAAGCATCTTGGTGGTGCTCATGTTCACGGAAGACAGCACGGTATCCACGCCGCCGAAGGTGTAGCCCTGCTCACCAGTGGGAGCAGTGACGTTGCCTTGTTGGATGTGGTTGCTGCTGAGGATGTTGAAGCCAGCCAGCTTGGAAATTTGGCCAGTGGCATAGCTGCCGTTGGCGCCGGGCTGGTTGAAGTCGAAGTTCACAGCACGGCTGGACTGAATCAGCGTGTAGTAAACGTCGGGCGAGCAGACCAGGACGCGGCCATCAGCGGGGATGTCCTTCTGGTCCAGGGCTTGAGCGGCGGCAAAGACCGAGGCAACAAGGTCATCCGGGGTAGGGGTGGCCTTGTTGATGTTGATCCGTGTGCCAACGCGGTACGGATCGTCAGGGGACAAGCCGGAGGGCAGGTTGGCGGTGAGATCGCTGGTGCTGGTACGAGCAGCCAGGGTCAGCACGCGGGCCAGGCGCTTGTCATAGCTACGAGCCATGGCACGGCCCAGCTCAACCGAATAGATCGAGCGGATGTCGTAGTGGTTCTTGGCCTCGTCAAGGTCAAAGATCGAGGCATCTGCAATCAGCAGATCATCGATCTTGATCACCACTTCGTTCTGGGCCATGTTGCCCTGGCCGGTGAGCATTTCACCAGGGGTCATGTACCGAGACTTGAAGCGGCCGGTACAAGGAAACTGGGCGCTCTTGCCGTTCTGGATGGTGCGGGTCTGGACCAGGCCATCGAAGATGCAGTTCCGCTCAAAGCTGGTCAGAACTTCGCCGGAAAAGACCTTGAGGAACAGGGCGTTGTCCTGCGCCCAAGTACCCGTGGTGTTGTTAATAGCACCGGGGCGAGACAGTGTTGCGTTAGGTGCAGCCATGATGCGGCTCCTTGTTGATGAAAGGTGTGCGGTTGATTAACCACTGAGGCGTCTTGCCTTCACCAACGTCGCGTCTCTGGGGTGTCGGCGCACCGGCCCAGGAGCAGATCACGTGGTTGGTTGATCTGCTCCTTTTATAGCCCCTAACGCTGGAATCCGAAAATGGAATCTGGTGATGCAGCTATACGCCGCTCCACTTCCTGTCGATAGCCCGCGTCTTTTTCATAACGCGGATCAGCCATTGCCTCCGTCACTTGGTAACGAGAGCTGAATCCACGAACTTCATTCGCAGGGGCGCGGCCACCAGTGAGCTTGGGCTCGTAGCCGTTCTGCATCATGTAGTCATACTGCATACCCTTCAGGCTGTTGATGATTGCAGCCTGGTCGCCAGAGGCCAACGCGGCGTTGTACGCCTCGGTCCGCTCAGGCGGCAGGTTGTTCACAGCCCAAGTGGATAGGCGTTGATACTCAGCCTCGCCGCCGGCTTGCTCAAGCACTGAGGTACGGATGGCGGAGGCGGTAGCTGAGTCAATCCCCCCTTGATCAGGACCATCTTCGGAGTCATCTTCTCCGTCGTAATCATCAGCCTCCTGCTGCTGGGGTGCTGGATCACTTGGCAGTTGGCCATTCCTAACGCGGCTGTACTCCCTTTGCAGGTTCAGGTACGCCTGGGCCAAGTCTTCAGTTGACTGGTATTTCCCCAGAATCAACCCTTCGCCTTGACCTTGGGCACCCGCTTGCTCGTCGTAAAGCTCGGCGCGAGCGGCTTCAATCTTGGCTGACTCTTCGGCCGCGGCGCCCTGTTCTGCAGGGCTGCCTGATTGACCGTCAAATGCAACTTCAGACATTGAACCCATCCTGGATGATCATGTGACCGCCATCAGGCAGGGGTTGCGTATGTGTCCCCTTGCCTGGTGTCAACCTTTCGTCACTGGGAGTTGGGGCTTCAGGCTGCGACTGCTCCTTGATCAGTTCCGACAGCTGTTCCTCCGCTGGGTTGCGGCGTCGCCGTTGCTCCACTCTGGATCGCTCCTTGTGCGAGTTGTTGTGCCAACATAGCCTGCTGTTGTTGTGCTTGCTCAGCCTGTAGTTCCTGGTCATCCTTCACCAGACCAGCTGTATCAATGCCGTCCGCTGCTGCGAAACGACGGATCAACTCGCTGGGATTGATGTACTGCAAGAACTGCTCAGGCCCAATCGAAGCAGCCACTGTTTGCAGGAAGGTCGTCAGCCGTTGTTTGTCATTGCCGCGGCCAATCGCCTCCAGGCCGGTGGTGACTTGAGGCTCCACCAGTCCCTTCGGCACAGGCGGTATGTCCCCCTCCCGTTCCATCAGGTGCATGACCCTGCGGATCAAGGGCAACTGCAGTTCGGCGCTGAGCATGGAGTACACGCCCGCCAATCCACGCTCCAGGCTCTCGGCCATGAGCCTGATCTCTTCCGCGGTAACGCGCTCCGCGTCACGTTGAATTGCTTCATCAGCAAGGAACGTATAGCTGAGCCTGCGCTCCAGCAGCTGCATGGCCTGCAGCGCAACCGACATGTCGGATGACTTCTGCACCTGCAGCGCTTCCACATCAGCAGCATTGCCAGCAACAATGGCGCCGTTCTCGGCACGGGCCAGAACGTCGGCGCGGGTGGTTCCATTTGGGTTGACCAGGAACAGCGCCTTGGCGCTGATCAGGGCGCCCTGCACCACCGCCTTGCTCAACGACTCCAGGCTCTGCAGATCACCAAGGACCTCCTCTACCAGGCCGCGGCCATAGCTTTCGCCTGCCACCTTCCGCAGTCGGAGGACCACCCAGGGGCTGGTCTCCAAGGAACTGAAGCCCGCGCTGCCAGCCAGCTTCTCCCCGTCGTACTCCTGATACCACTCAACCCGGTTGTCTTGGGGGCTGATGTTGACGTGGGTGTACACGTCTTCACGCTCATCGCTCTCCCCTTCCCCTGACTCCTTGGGCTCACGCACGGGCATGTAGCGCTCAGCCACCTGCTCACGCACCACGATCTCGGTGACGTTCCCCTCCGGGTCACGATCAACGCAGAACGACCGCAAGGTGTACATGCGGATGGCGTCAGCCCCGAGGTACAGCAGGGCGTTGCCGCCAACGATCAAGTGCTTGACCGCTTCAAACAAAGCCGAGCGGGCCTGCAGTTGATCGAGCCGCCGCAGTACCTGCCGTTCCAGATCGGACAACGCCTGATCGAGCTGGCTGAGCAGTTGCTCCTCCTGCCCGCCCCGCTGTTCCAGGTACTGCTGGATCTTTCCCTTGTCGATGGTCAACCGGAAGAACGGCTGACTTGGGGGCATCAGAGCAAGCAGAAGCTTGGCGCTGAGACTGTTGACGCCACGGGCGCCTGCCCCTTGGTAAAGGCTTGGGATGCTGTTGTAGCGATCACCTGCCCAGCTGTCGTTCTGATCAGATTCAGGGATCAGCGTCGGGATGGTGAGCTTGCTGGAGTCAATCGCACGCCGGAGATAAAGGCTCCGATACGGCTCAAGATCTTTCCACCGGGACTGAGCAGTGTTCTTCATGCGATTTGCAGACCGGCGAGGTAAGGCGAAACGGAGCTAGCGGGGGAGAGCATCGTGAGGCTGGACAACAGGTTGGTGTCCTCCTGTTTCTTGTTGCTGCCGTAGGTCAGGTTGGAAGCGGTGGGCTCCATGTTCGGGACATAAGCCCGAGCAAGGGCTTCGGCCTGACGGCGCTGCTCCTCGTAGGAGGCTTGGGCTGCAGCGGCCTGCTGCTGCTGAGCCAAGCTGGCCTGCTGGAACTGCTGGTCCTGCTGCATCATCAGGTTCTGCAGCCCAGCGATCTGCTCATCAGCAGCGCTCTGTGTTGCGGATAGCTGATCGCTGAACGTGGACATGATGTCCGCAACGTTCTGATCATTGCGTGCCTGCAGATCAATGATCTGCTGGTTCAGCGTATCCTGCCCTGCGGTCAGAGTGTCGATGGTGGTTTGAGCCCAGTCCTTGTAGGCGTCGAACTGGCGGTCGATGTAGCCCCTGGTGCCTTGCTTGCCACCACCACGGCCACCGCCGCCGCCACCGCCACCGCCACCGCCACCGCCGCCGCCACCGCCGCCGCCACCGGTTCCACCACCAGCTCCGCCGCCGCCAGCCGCACCAGCACCGCCACCGATTGCAGTCTTGCGTGGCAGGACAATCGGGTTGTATGTCGTGCTGGCTGGCGTGTAAGTGCTGCCACTTTTGGTCCTTGTCTGTTGCGACGGAGTATTGGTAGTGCTGTACCCGTAATAGGCGGTGCCCTTGTTCATCTGCAGATTGGCCAGTGGGGCCAGGGGCTGCAGTG